CCTCCTCTGTCGTTTCGGCAATAAGTGAGGAAGTAACAAGACTTCCGTGCATAGCAGAGAAAAGAGATCCACCGAATACCCCAGCAACACCAGCCATATGGAATGGGTGCATGAGTATATTATGTTCTGCTTGGAATACGAACATAAAGTTAAAAGTACCAGAGATACCAAGAGGCATACCATCACTGAAACTCCCCTGTCCGAAAGGGTAAACTAAGAACACTGCAAGAGCTGCTGATAGTGGTGCTGTATATGCTACAAATATCCATGGTCTCATTCCTAGTCTGTAAGATAGTTCCCACTGTCTACCAGCGTAGGCTGCAACACCTATCAGAAAATGGAAAACTATAAGTTGGTATGGTCCGCCGTTATATAACCACTCGTCCAAAGTGCCGGCTTCCCAAATAGGGTAAAAGTGCAGTCCTATTGCGTTGGAGCTTGGAACTACTGCTCCAGAAATAATGTTGTTTCCGTACAACAACGAGCCTGATACTGGCTCACGTATGCCATCTATATCAACTGGTGGTGCAGCGATAAAGGCGAGTAAAAAACATGTAGCGGCTGTAAGTAAGCAAGGAATCATAAGCACACCGAACCATCCCACATAGAGACGGTTGTTGGTGCTTGTTACCCACTCGCAAAACTTCTGCCAATTATTACTGCTTTCTCTAGTTACTGAGATTGCAGCCATTTAGAATACACCGGGAATAATTTGACCGGTTGTTACGTAGGCACCTAGTGCTGCTACGAAGCCAAGCATTGCTGCCCAACCATTAAATCTTTCTGCTTCTTTTGTCATAATTGGATGTGTATTGTGGTGTGTCATTTCTATTATTCTGACTGGTGGTTCGTAAGGGTATTCGTTATCGAATAGTGTATCGAGATCTTTTGTTTTCATTAGAATTGAAGATCCGATGCGTTTAGTTTTGCTACGACGTCAGCTCTGTAAGCTGGGTCTGTGTCATAGCGAGGGTCTCCCATTGCTGCTACGAGTTCGGCTTGTGATCTGTAAACATCTCCACCAGATCTAGCTGGTTTACCTGATAACATTCTGCCTTCGTACCCATTAGCGTCATTGTATTGAGCTTGAAGCCCCTGAAAAGCAATCCCAATAGCTGCTGTGTTTCCACTGTCAACTACTGAGTCATAAGCGTCTATCTGTTGTTGTGTCAGATTCTCTGAAGCCCATGAGACTACAGCATTGTAATTAGCTTCTCCGCCTGCGGCGTTCTGTACAGTATTAACCTGTGCCTGAGTAATTTCAATTGGCTGTGCTTGTTGTGCTTGAGGATTGTTAGCTTGGATTTCTAAGTAGGCATTTACTAAATCTTGACTACTCATAGAACTAAAGGACTCTATAGTTTCTTCACTAAGTTGTCCGTTGTTCGCGTAGTATTCTTCTGAAGCCTCGTTTATTAAACTGACCGCAGGAGCATATTCAGATACCTCCTCATCACTTCCTTCTTCCTCTTCATATCCTTCGTCGCTTTCTTCGTAGTCAACTTCTTCTTCTTGTTGTCCAAGTTTTTTCTGTAGTGATAAATAAGCTTCTTCTAATTGTTCAGCATTTTCATACTTACCAGCTAGTAACCCTTCTTGTTCTGCTACTAACTGCTCTCCAACTTGTAAGGAATCTTGTTCGTCTGCTGTAAGAACTTCAGTCTCAGGAGAGTTGTCACTTGTAAATGTTTCTGCCATTTATTGTTCTTGTGGTGGTGCTTGTTGTGGTTGTTTACTTGGGTCAGCTATAGGTGAGTTAGCAAATTGACCAGCTTGCTCTAGTAGAGTCTGCTGTTGCTTCATCTGCATCTGCTCTTCCTTCGCCTGTGCAAGTTGTTCTTCAGTCTTAATAAGATTTAGAACATCAATACCTTGTGCAGCAGCTAGACGTTTGATAGCTTCCATTGGATTGACATATCTCATCATTGCCTCTGGACCAACTGTGCTTGCAATTGTTTGCATGAACATAGTTAGTGCTTCTCTGTCTTGCCCTCTACCAAGTGCATTAACACCAGCTACAATCGCTGGTCTAATCACATCTTTAGGTAATTTAGGTAGTTCGTTTGATCTTTGTAAAACTAATAGAGTTCTGTCTAAGTAAGGTATTAAGAAAGATGTAGTTAACAAACTGAAGATGCCACCGAGCTGTTGCTCTAGTTCTAACTGTGTAAGTCTTACTTCTTCTGCTGTTACTCTCTCTGCATTTCTCACATTCATTACTAAGAATGCTTCAAGTAATCTTCTTTCTATAGTTGATGACATATTTGCTGCTGTAGAAAAATCTGCTGTCTTTCCTACCTGAACAACTTGTACGTCTTCTGCCCTTCCTTGTACGATAGCTCCGTTTCCAGCCTTCGCGATTACCGAAGGTTTGGTGGTTGAAGATGGACTGACCAGAAAGATTACTTTACTAGCTGCCGCCGCTCCTTCAACTAGAGCTTGACTTAATCCTTCCAAAGATTTTAAGTCGCCGAGAAACTCTTCAACTCTGCCTCGTCCATACTGTTCTCCATCAACAGAATTAAAAGTTAATGGGAGCCAAGGACTAGCGTTCTTTGGTGCGGTACTACGTGTACCCGGGATAATTTTATCTTCGACCTCTTGGTGCCATACCCATCTGCCGTTATCTAGTTTCACATACGTGTAAACTTCGACATCATCGTGACGACCTCGATCTGTTTCGTCGATACCTGTATTGGTTTTTGGCTCTGGTAATTCATACCCAAGCACATCTCGACTTATCAATTCCTTTGTAACTATTTCTAGGACGTTACCATTTCCATCTCTGTTGACGACATACCTATTTAAAGGAAAGTTTTTGATACCATCTTTACCCATAAATAACATTGCATTACCACCAACAATTAAATGTTTAAGTGCTTGGTGTATTACAACTCTGTCATTTGATGCAGCGATATAGTCCATGACCATGCGCTCCATTTTTGATAAAGAAAGTTCAAGTTCTGACTTTGCTTGTGGTGGTATATCTTCACCTAACTTATCTTCTCTTACCTGTAGCTTAAAGAAGGTTCCTTGTGGTGGAAGGATTGCCAACATAAGTTTTGCTGCCAACCCTACTACGCATTTGGAACCGACTGATTGCCAAGGAATATTTAGATTTTCGTGTGTAGGTCTTGAAGATGTATCGTCTTGTATTAAGTAAGGTAACGTGAGTTTGCTACAGTCAACGGCTTTGTCTAGGAATTGTCTTCGATCTGTTACCAGTTGATTGTATCTTTCACGTGCCAACATTAGTTAAGTCCTCCGCTTCCGGCTCCTCCGGATTGTCCAGTGTTAACTTGTGGACTTAGTGGAATATGCAAAGCACTTGTACCCATGCTTTGTTCATTCTTTTCCTTTTCACTTCTCTCATCCATAGCATCTGCAACTTGTGGATTAACTTCCTGAACTACTGGATCAGGAGGTGGAGCTGTAGGTGCTGGAGGTAGTGGTGGTGGTGGAGCTGGGGGTAGTGGAGGTGGTGCTGGAACACTACGGTTTCCAAATATACACATTAGATTTCCTCGTCTTCTATTGATTTGATGTAATCAATTACGCTGGCTTGTCCAGCTCTATACATAATTGATTCGATTGATTCTTTTGGGTGAACTGGTTCCCACCCGAAGTTATCGTCTAACTTCTTTATTAACTCTTGAAGTCTTTCGTTGTGAAGCTTAAGAGTATTGAGGGAGATTGACATTCGAGTGTTCAAAAAATGCAGGCATTCTAGCTGCCTTGGTCTGTGCAAATTCTGGTGCTTTGCCTTCGTACATAAGTCTGTCGCTGGCATCTAACCAAAATTTTTTGTCCAAATATCTATCGGAACTTTGTTTCAAGGGTTGCATAACCCAATTAATAGTTGCCTTTCTTAGCTTGTCTAATGACTGACTAGGTTTAAGACCTAGCTCTGCACATACAAGAGAATTAGCAGCGACATGCACTTGCTCATCTCTAGATATATCTGCTGATACTGTTCTTAATCCTGCGTCACCACAGAATCTGAAGAAAGGTAGTAGCACAAAGAAGATTGCTCTCTCGGCTACTAATGCTTTTAATATGGTGTGATCTGGATGTTCTTCCCACGCTGCACGTAAGCGCAGTGCTTCGGCTTCGGCTTGGTCATCGACGCCTAGTGCGTTGGTGATGTATCCAAGAGCGAGGTCATGTTTGATCTCGTCTTTTACGTTCGACTCTAGAAGTGCTCTAGCAGTGTCGGGAACTTCCTTATCAAGTGCTTCTGTAATGAACTCGCCAACTGGTAACTCCATATGGCGTATTGCAAGAGCACGGTAGATGGTTTCTTCTGCACCTTCTTTTAGTTTTCCTTTAGATGTTTGTACAGGTGTCCAAGTTCTTTTTCTGGACAGTAATTTTATATAGGGATTCATTGTTGACAGTCACATGCGATATCGTCAGGTTTATTGCTCATTATTTCTGCCAAGTAATCTTCAACTGAGGTATCTTCTAACGCTGCATAAGCATCAGTCTTATCCTGTGTGTCTCCCATTACTTGTAAAGAATAATAGAGAGAAGTTTGTGGACTTTCTAGCCACTCTTCTATAAATGCCTCATCGTATGTCACCATGTCACTCCAACTGTTGAAGCTATAGCCATGAAGCAAGCCAGTATTATCGAGCATGATCATTATCTGATCTGCTACTAATTTATAACTCTCCCATCCGACTTCGGATGCGATCTCTACGTCGCCATATTTAACTTGCTCCACACCAAACGTACCTGAATCTCTATCAACTACTCTGCTGATAGGAGGTGCTATTTCTGGTGTAGATGTATTACCTTTTAGGTCTCTACTTCTGTAAGAACAACTAGCGGTAGGAGCTATAGCGAATGCTCTTTCCATTGTGTTCTCACGTGCTATGTTAGCTGCTTCTTGTATGCCGAGGAAGAGCTCGCGTGCAGCTAATCCTGCGTAACCTTCGTAAGGTTCTCCAGCATTAATTGCTTGAAGAGCCTTACCAAACTCGGCATATGTAATTTTGTTGTTTGCTAAGAAGTTGGCTAAGCCAAGCATTCCTAGTCCTACTTGTCTGTCGACCTCTGGTTTAAGGTACTCTCCAGACCCTCCAACGCCTGTCCTCCCATGGAGGTCGCACAACTCGGACATACCTTCACGGAAAGCCGAGCGTAAGTCGCCGATGCGACAGGCACCGAGATTGATATGTTGGAGAAGGCATGTGCCTCGTGAGGGCAAGTAAACCTCAAGACAGACGTTTGATCTGATCCGTTTGCCATGTTTGTCATATTTTATTTTTGATAACCAAATGTCTCCTCTTGCAATTCCTCTAAGTATTGCTTTCTTAACTTCATCTGAGGAATCAGTCCAGCTTCTCCTTGTAAGATTAACTGTTCGCTTAATCCATGGGAGTTCTTCTCTGGAGACTTGCACGAAGTCAAGAATATCGGTGTGGTCAATATCAAGATGGGCAACCACCGCACCATTTTTATAGGTGCCACCCCTTCTAAGAATTTCATTTAATGTTGAGTATATTTTTGCGAATGAGACGGGTCCTGATGCAACGAGAGTATCAGTTCCCTTAATGCTTTTTGTTCCTGCGGGTCTAAGATCCGACAGGTGGACTGCAACGCCTGCTCCGTATCTGAGAGCATGCGATACAAATCTCCATGATGCTTCGATTCCATCACTACCTTCCATTGAATCTTCTACGTTGAAGATTGTGCATGACACGGGCAGACGTGTTTTTGGATTGTCAATCCATGATTGGACTCGACCAGTCCTAGCGATTTTGTTAGCCATTTATATGAGTGAATGTAAGTTTGGTTTTTTATAGTTAGGTCCTTTCAATACCTTTCCGTCTTCCCTGTAGATAGGATTACCGTCTTCATCTAACTTGGAAAGATTACTTTCATGTATTAACTTCAATGCTCTATCAAGATCCCAACCCATGTTGGCAGCATACTGATAACAGACATACACAAGGTCGGCTAACTCTTTAAGACATTCTTCCTTGTACTTATCTGTATCTCTAAACAACATACCTTCAGCTTCAATAAACTCTTGATACTCTTCAGTGATTAAGTCACATTGATACTGTCTTACTGGTTTGCTTTCAGAACTTTTGATTCTATATAGTCTCCTAAATTCCTTTGCTTGTTCTTGATTCGATTTCATTTAGTAAATAATGGGCAGCTTTTTTTAAATCTTTTAAGTCGTCGTCTTTATATCCAGCTCTACATACATATTTGATTACGTTTCCAAGGTGATAGTTCAGGCTTTGATCTCTAATGAAATCCCATACTTCTATGTTTCCTCTCTGGTAGTAATCAGGACCTTCGTTTTTTTGCTTCATGTAACAGGGGTGAAATTAAATTATTTAATTTGAAAACTTGCTCTTGTAACCTCATGTATAGTTCCATCATGGTTTCTTTATCTATTTCATACAGTGCTAACTGGATCTCTCTCATCTCTAAGTCCTGATGGAGGGTCAATTTCGTACTGTCCCACAGGTTGCCAGAGGATTGGTTCTCTTTTGTCATGGTCGTAGTCGTCAGTAGTTAAAATTCTTGCGAGCCTTGCATTAACAAGAGCATCTTCTTCAGTCATTTCTTTCTCTTCAAAAGTTTCAACGACTGCTTTCCATGTGTATCCTTTTTCGTTAAAGATTTTCTCTGCTTTCTTAACTCCAATCCCGGGCACGCCTGCATAACCGTCAGTGTTATCACCTGCCATGGTTTGTATAAGATGCCATCTTGCTCCTTCTTCTGGAGTGATGTCTACAGTTTCTTTAAAGTCATATAACTTCCCGGGAATCTGTCTCATATCTTTGTCAGGAGAGACGATAATGTTTCCCGGATATTTGGTTGCGTAAATTCCTAACGCATCGTCAGCTTCAAGTGTATCTTTGAGGATAACTTTGTATTCTTTTTTTAATTCCTGTATGACACGTTTAAATCCACAGGGCTTTTTTCGTTGTCGATGACCCTTGTAATCGGGCAGAATTTTTTTCCTAAAATTATTAGGACTTGTAAAAAACAATATCAATTCATCATCAAACGAACCTAATTCATTTCGGATTTTGTCTA